TACGGAAATCGTTATAAAGTAACTCATCCTATATATGGAGGTTAGTATGAACACTAATAACAACTATATTCAGGTCCCATATGGGGCAACCAAGTACACCAACAATGATATTACTACTATTAATTCATACAGTAGTTTTGTCATGGAAAAAAGTGAATTTAACGGTTTATGTGATATCGTTATTTCACCAAACAAAACAGAAAATGTCAATTTAAACCTTGGTATTAACGACTCAAATATTATGAGAAGAGTCAGCAAAGAAACTGTAAGATTTACTAAAATAAATTTTACAAATAATGAAAACATGATACAGTACATTAAATCAGATGAAGTATTAAATGAACTTTATAATCTGTGTAAAGATATCACAGATGGATTTATTCTGATTACAAACTGGAACGATTATAATCTTCAAGGCAGCATTGAAACTGTACTCGAATATTATAGAAACAACGGTTATGAATTAAATAAATTACCGATATTTATCTGTTATTATAAAAATCATATCAACAAAAGATTATGGGTAACAGATACTCCTGATTTCGATTCAGTGGATTACTTTGTAAAGTTGTCAGATCTTGACACTAGACTTTTGACAACAGAAGAAACATTTATTAAAATATGCAAGAAGATTTTCGGTAATAATAAGGAGGACTAATTATCATGGAATTTACTACAACATACCCTTGTAGTGGTATTGAAAATGTGAGAATCACTAAAGATTCTCACAATGTAGATATCGAAATTATTGATACTACTAAAAATCGAGAAGACGACAAAGCATTTGAAAACTATTTCGGAATTATTCGAGAAGATTCTTATGATGCTTGCTACGAAGTTGTAAAAGAACTTATCATTCTCAGAACTATTCGAGGAAATATTTATAATGCTTGCCACGGAGTTGTAAAAAAATTTATCATTGTCAAACAATGGAATGACTATGTTCCGATCAGCCTTGTGTGTGAACTAGTCAAGGAATATATTGTGTCACGTAAATTTAAAAATACTCCTCCGGTATTTATTATATTTGATCGTGAACATGAGATGGTTAGAAAATGGATGACAGATCTTTACTTTGATCTTAATTTTGAAGTGGCTGATAAATTAATATCCCTTGAAAATAATATTGTCATGGTCAATACAGATTATTATATTTGTGATAAGTTATATAAAAATATTTATGTTGATCATACTTGTTCGTGTAATAAAAACAAAAAAGAATCTACTAAAGACTGATTAAACGTGACATTTTAATCAAATAACAGAATAAAGGAGGTGATTTTATTCACCTCCTTTATTTTTTCGTATTCTAACGTAATGGGTAATCTGACGATTATTTTTTGTATTAAAATACCACACTACAAACAATAAATTAATATAGATAGAGAAATTAAAGTATTGGAGGTTGTTATAATGGCAATTAAGATCTCACAAAAGTATGGAAAAAGTAATGCAAGAGGTAGATCGTCTGAACCAGTAAGAGAATTAACTCAGAAATTAAGTTATGTTATTTTGGATTTGATTTGTTCTTATCTTGTATCTGAAAATAGAAATATCAAGACAAGAGGTTATAAAACAATCAAAGAATTATTCAGTATTATTAATCCTAGTGATTATAAAAGTGATGCTGATATTGAAAGAATAGATTTTATTAGATTTGCATTAGATGCAAGGCTAAAGTATGGTTTGATTGATTCTAAGAAAGTAATGGATTATATCGTTTCTAAAGATACAATTCATGCTGGAAATTATAATATTAATTTTCAAGAGATGTCAAATCAAGATGTAGAATATGTAAACACTATGGCAACTAGTTTGTTAGATAGTGCAACATTTTCTTCATATATTCATAAATTTGCAGAAATCAGTAGAGATTTTGATAGTGCTACAGCATATGAGAAATCTGCTATTGTAAACAATTGGAAGACTATGGTTTCTGATTGTAATAATCATATCAGAAATAATAAGGTTATAAACTCAGAACAGGAGTTTGTATCTCTTAGACCTGGTATATTCGAGGAATACGCAAAAGATACTTATTCATATGTGACCAATACATCTAGCAAATTATCTACTGGTATGGTTGGTGTGAATTATCTTCTTGGTGGTGGATTTGAAAGTACTAGAGTATATGGATTTTTTGGATTACAAGGTGAGGGTAAATCATTGACACTTCTTAACCTTGGTCTTCAGATGAAGATGTTTAATAAAAATTACAAGACAAAAGATCCTACTAAGAAACCTGCTATCGTATATCTTACTCTTGAGAATACTAAGAGAGAAACTTTTACTCGTCTATGTTCTATGGTAACTGGTCAGAGAATGAGTGATATTGGTGATAGTGATAAAGTAGTTCAGTTGATGAGAGAGAATGGATTGGTAGTTAATGACGAGAATCCTATTGACCTTATTATTAAATATGAACCTAGCAATTCAATTGATACTGGATATCTTTATGATTTTTCAGATACTTTGGCTGAAAGTAATTATGAAGTAATCTGTTATATAGTAGACTATATCAATGTAATTAAGTCTATTGATAGATTTAGTGCTTCAGAAGAAAGACTAAGACTTGGTGCAATTATCAATGAATTTAAAACTATTGCATCAGATATGGATATTCCGATTATAACAGCAGGCCAGTTGAATAGAGAAGCAAATAAGAAAGTTGATGAAGCAAGAGAAAAGGGTATGCTTAATTTGCTTTCTTGTATTGACAGAAGTAATATGGGTGAGTCTATGCTTATCCTTAATAATTTGGACGGTGCATTTATCATTACTCCTTCTAAGATTAAGAATACAAAGGAGAAATATTTGTCGTTTAAGTTGGTAAAACATAGATTTGATCCTTATACAAAACCGTTAGATTATAGTACAGGTATTTATCAACCATATAAAGATATTGACAGCATCAATCTTGTATGTGATGTCAATATGAAAGAACCTGTATATATGCTTGATTTGAGTTGTAAGAATGTGGAATGTGAAGTAGACGAAACTATTGAAATTCCTAACAATGATGATCGTAAACCGTCAATTTTAGGAGAAAATGAGGCTCCGCAATTGCAGAACCCCATTGCTCTTAACAGTGATGGAACAAAGCCAATATATAGTGTTTATTGGAGATTAGAGCCTAAGTTAATTAATGGTTTACCAAATTTAAACGCTGAAAGTCCAGAACAGAAACTTAGAAAGTCTCTTGGAAAGGGAATGAGTAATATTATGAGTTCAACTATAAATTCTTTAAATGGTATTTCTAGATATTCTGATGAATATACTAGACTTTACGATCCTACTGGTAGTAAAGAAGAAAGACTTGCACATGATTATAATATAAAGTATGGTCATTCTGGAGAAGATCTATTTACAGAAAAAGACTTCGGAATGTTATACTCTCACTTTATGATGATGAAAAATGGAGAAATGCCTGATATGGATAAGTTCGTAAAACCTACAAAGACTTATGTTCAGGAAGATGATTGTTCATCCAATGGTTTGTTTGTAAGAGTTCCTACAATTGATCAAGATGCATATATGAAGTATTTACGTAAAGTAAATGCATCTTAATAATTAGCTAAAGCAGATTCATTATAAGCTTTGATAAAGGACTTTTCTGAGGCATTGATTTTGCTTAATGCCTCAGCGAGTTCTGTATTTTTTATAAGCTTTATAGTTCTTAGATTGAAATCCTTAACAGACCACATATCATTTAACCATAAGATTATGAAGTAAAGTTCCGTATTACCATATAAGAACTTAGCTAATAACTTTGGTTTAAATCTATAAGTATAGTATTCAGTATCAGTCAAAGTAACAGAATGAGACATTTCTTTCAATTCATTCATATAATCAGATACAACATTAAATACATCATATTCTATATTGGTATTAGGATCTCTTTCTAATAAACTCATACTATAGTATGATATATCATTAGAAGACTTACTATCTGCAAATTGATCTAAAGTAAAAGTAGTACTAGTTTTAGTACTCATTCATAACACCTCCCAATTATTTGACAATTATTCAAGTTACCACCAATGAAAGCAACTAAGAACTTGGTACCTTTTGGAATATATTTGTCTGGATAATCTAGCATAATATATTTAGGTATAAATAGATCTATTGTTCTTTCACTAGTCATTGTATAAGTAGACAACCAAGTAAGGTCTTTATTATAAATATTAGATTTATCAATATTTATAGTTTGACCAGCTTCTGTCTCTAATGGAACTAAAGCTTTTATGAAGAATGGATGTCGTAATCCTTGTTCTTCATACTTATCCACAGTTTCATATAGTACTGCTTCATGGATAAAATTGTAATTAGAATAATCCTTCATATTCAAACCCCTTTCAATTTATATATTATAAAAGTGTTGAGAGAGCATATCTCAAACTAAATTCGTAAAGGAGAACAAATTATTATGGAAATTGGTTATAACGTATCAGATGTAAAGGAAAGAATGGAACAAATCGAGCAAGAACTCGTAATGATGCTCGAAATCAATATCAGTAATGGTATCTTTATTGAAAATGGAGTTCCGATCACTATTGATGGAAAGACAATTAGTTATCCCAAAGTGCAGTCAGAAATCCCAGATAAGTATTCTATTAATTATGATCCTTTCAATAATAGAAAGATTGCATATTTCTTGTTTAACAAATATGCAATTGTTCGTATGAAAGAAGATCCAAGTTTTAGAGTTAATTCGTTTTTCATCTCTAAGTATATAAATAATCCAAATATGTTATATGCTACTTGTAGAACTAATAAAGGTGACTTTGTATCTCATGCTTTTACAAATGAATCTGTTTGTTGGATCGACCTTATTTATATTATGGATAACTATCAGATTGAAGATATGGGATTATTTGACTCTCAGATTAATTTGGAAAGAAGCCTACAGCAATCTATAAAAGGAGTTAAAAAGAAATGATTGAATTAAACGAATCTCAAAAAAAAGTTTTTAATGAAGCTATAGATTGGTGGCGTAATGGATCAGAGCAGACATTTGAGATATCTGGTCCGCCTGGTTCTGGCAAAACATTTCTTATTAATACAATTGTAAACGCACTTGGAATAGATGTTAATAGAATCGCACCCATGGCTTATACTGGGTCTGCGGCTATTAACATGCGTACAAAAGGAATACATAATGCTGGAACCATTTTTTCTTGGTTGTATGACTTTAAAGAGGTTCCTATTATTGATGATAAAGGAAGTCCTATATTAGATCCAGTATTCAATAAACCAAAGTACAAAATGGTATTCATTCCTAAAGAATGTTTATATGGATTTGATCTTATTATTATAGACGAAGCCGGCATGGTTCCTATTGAAATGCGTGCTGTTATAGATAAGATGGGTATTCCAGTAATAGCCGCAGGTGATATAGATCAATTACCACCAGTCGTAGGTAAAGCTGGATATCTTACAGAACCATGGAAAATTCATAAGCTAACAGAGATTATGAGACAAGCTAATGACAATACAATCATTAAGTTTTCTCAAATGCTTATTAAAGGAATTCCTCTACCACATGGTAAATTCAAGAATGTAACTGTGTTATACGAAGATGAAGTAAATGATGATATGATTTCTAAATCAGATATTGTTATTTGTAGTAAGAATATAACACGAGATAATATAAACAATCATGTTAGACATGATATGTTTGGATTTACTAATTCTATACCTAATCTTGGTGAGAGATTAGTTTGTAGAAAGAATAATTGGCAAGAAGAATCTAGTGGTATAAACTTAACTAATGGACTTGTAGGTAACTGTGTATCTATGATTACACCATCTAGTTTTAACAATACAGATCATACCTTTAAGATGTCTTTTAAACCAGATATAATCAATACTTATTTCAAAGATATAGATGTAGATTATAGATATATGGTCGCAGATAAAAAAGGTAGAGATTCTATTCTTCAAACTCATTTTTCTAAAGGTAATAAATTTGAATTCGGATATGCTATTACTACTCATATGAGTCAAGGATCTGAATTTAATAACGGAATTTACTTTGAAGAATATCTAAATAGGAATATAAACAATAATCTTCATTATGTAGGTATAACTCGTTTTAGACAACATTGTATCTATGTAAAGAAGAGACCTAAAAAATTTTGGTAAATATACACTTAAGTATATACTATTAATGTGGATATATAAGAATATCCACATTTTATAAAATTTTAGGAGGAAATTAAAATGGCAGGATTGTTCACAGAATTGAATGGACATGTCACACAGGAACAATTGGACAGAATGAATAAATCAGGTATCGTTCCGTCTGATGCAAAATCGCCCGAAGAAAAAAGATATACAGTTATTTTCGTTACAACCGATACTCTGGAAAGTCAGATTGCAGAGGGTGTTGAAGTTAACGAAGCTATCATTGTAGATGGTCGATATAATGTATTCAATACAATTAAGAATTATCTTATTGCTGATATGGAAGCAGAAAAGATCATCGACATCAAGAAGTCTATCGTAATGGTAGAAGGAGTAGATGCTGGCAAAGCAGTGTCTCTTTATAGATTCATTGGTTTATGCAATAAGTCATATCCAAATGAAGAATTCGATGAACTTAACAGTTATATCGAAGAAGAAGTAGTAAACCCAGTGCCAAACAATACAAGTACTACAGGTAATGCATTGTTTGGAGGTACATTTTTAAAGGAGGACTAATAAAATGGCACAGTTTAAAGAAAGAAAGTCATGGATGAGTAACCAGAGACAATCTCTTGGACCTGATTGGACTACGAGGATTCATCCAGATACTCTTAACAGATTCATTGAAAATGTAGTAAAGGATCTGTATTTCGGAAACATGGGTGAAACAAATATTAACACAAATCCAGATTTTAAAGATTTGTGTTCTTATTCTATAGCAACGGCATTGTATAATTACTATGCTACTAAGATCACGAATATCTTGCCGTTGTATAACATTGTACAGCAGTGGAAGCAGAATAGAGTAAACTCTGTTAATTCTGTTGCTGAAGAGTATAGACAAGAACAACTGGAAAAGATTAATGAAGAGATCAATAATATTCCAGCTATTCATTTTATTGATGAGACATATGCATACTATTATAATGCGTATGCTATGCTCAGCGGTTTTATTAATTCAAACTTTTCAGATTATACTTTCATGGTTAATCTGTGTAGATTGATTTATAAAACTAATAATAAATGGGGTAACCCTTCGGTCAGATTTATCTAAATAATAGTATCAACTTTCATATAAATCAAAGGAGGTTGATACTATGACCAAAGAACAAGTTATTAGAATAAGAAAAGAGCTACACAATCTTCCAGGCAAAGAAAGAGGAGTAGCTCTTCCATTAAAAGTAATGGGTGGAGATGGCAATGAATGTTTTTCAGAAGCTGATGTTTGTATGCTTTGGGATGATACAAATGAACTAGTTTATTTCATTTTCCCAAATACTGTAGAAACTAAGACTTTAGATTCTCGTCTTTATCCAATGTGTGTTAAAGTAATGGATTATGGTAGTATTGAATTTATTGGTACAGTCTTAGACAGATTATGTTTAGATAATTTGCTTAAAGCAAAAGTAGATGAAGGACTAACTAATGAAGAAACTAGAAAGCGTTACTTTATGCAAATGACTCAATTACAGGATGAAAGAACATACTTTATGGGTCAGAATAGTACAACTACAGAAAAACGTGGTTTGCGTCCAGACGATGAGATTATCAATATCGACGCAACTAAGTTTCTGTAATAATCATTTACAATGAACTTAACAAAAAAGTAAATGATTATATATCATATTGATGATTAGAGAGAAATCTCAATCAAATAAATTTTATAAAAGGAGGAAAATACACCATGTATGGAAGTATTTTTCAGCAGCAGAACAATCAGCCCGCAAACGCATTTGCACAGCCTATGGGCTTTGCACAGAACAATGGAGTAGTCTTTGGTAATACTCCACAGTCTGTAAGATCTAATCTTACTAATGAACAGCTTGATATCATCCGTAAGAAAAATCAGAATGGTCTGACTCTTACACAGGAACAGTTGCTCCTAGAAGAATGGAATTTTAGAAATGCTGATGGAACTCTCGCTCTTGAAGTGATTGATCCGGCAACAAATCTTGTTAGAGTCAAAGGTACAAATGTTACTTTTAACATGGTTGTAGCATCTAAAGAAGTTGTAGAGCAAATGATTACGTTTCTGACAAATGCTGGCATGACAGCAAAAGCCACTACAAAAGAATGTGGAGATAACGTAAATGAAATCAACAAAGCTATCGGCATTGTACGAAATTTGTTCCCGCAATATTACAATGATGCAATTACTAATTTAAAGAACGATATGAAGAATTCCAGCAATATGGTATCCGGCATCGGCTATCAGGGTAATTGGAACAATGGATACTTTAACGGTACTATTGGTGCAGTTCCGAATTATTTCATTCCGAATGGCAATATGGGCTATCAGCAGCCTATGCCAGGTGCATATCAGCAGCCGACACAGCCGCAGATGATGCCTCAGCAGATGCCGTATCAGCAGCCTATGGGATATCAGCAGCAGCCGACACAGTATCCTCAGCAGCAAATGATGGGTGCACCTATGCCAATGGGTGGTACAATGATGGGTGGTAATCCTTTCGTTCAGAATGGCCAGCCACAGCAGCAGCCTCAGATGACTCCTCAGCCGCAGACAGCAACACCTCAGCTTCAGAATATTCCTATGCCTGGAGCACCTGTTGCACCTACAGCTAATCCGGCTATGGGAGGTCAGAATAATACAACTACTGCTACTACTAAGGTATAATAGTAGTTGTTCATAAGGATATAAGCAATAATATAACATAAGTTTGGTGTACACTCTACCTTTGTGTAGAGTGTACATTAAATTTATAAAAAGGGTAGTTGAAAATTGCTACCTTTTTTGTTAAGGAGGTCAATAATGAAGAAAATAAAAACATCTTCATTAGAAGATAGAGCCAAGAATTATGGAGACGAAATAAAACAAATCTCAGACTTTGTAGAACAGGTAAGACAAACACCTGACGTATATATAGGAAAAGTAAAAGATAATGCTGCATTTATTACAATGGTAAGAGAGATTTTTCAAAACTCTATTGATGAAATTCTTAAAGGAAATGCATTTTCTCAAAATATCTTTGTAGAATATGATGAAAGAACTCATAAAGTTACAGTTAGTGATAATGGTAGAGGTATTCCTCATGGTAAAATTGGTATTATCTTTGGTACTAGCCATACTTCATCTAACTATGTAAAAGAACCATATAAATATTCTGCTGGTAAGAATGGTTGTGGTGGTTCTACTACAAATGCCCTTTCTAGTAAATTTACTGTAGATAGCTATGTGCTGGGTAAAGCTAAGCATGTAGAATTTATCGAAGGTCATATTTGGAAGAAGGGTGAAGTAGATATTAAATGTGGTGATAGACAAGGTTCTACAATCTCGTTTATTCCTAATGAAACAGTAATTGGTACTGTAACTACTACTTGGAAAGATATTTATGATCTTATTTCTATCATTGTACCATCAACTCCAATTGGTACTCATGTAGAATATACAGGCATTGATATTGGTGGTAAAAAGCATATTGAATCTATTGAAAACAGAGATGGTATTATAACTCATCTTATTAATATGACTCAAAATCCATTTATTGAACCTATCATTATTAGAAATGATGATGGTACTCATAAGATGGAAGTTGCTTTTACCTATGATACTGGTAGCGACGAGGAGATTATTTCCTTGAATAACACTTGTCCTACTGATGGTGGTACTCATGTAGACGGTGCTCTTGATGGTATCACTAGATACTTTAGGGATTATATGAATAAGATTTATCTTAAGAACTCTAAAGCAAAGAATAAACTAACTTGTACTGTACAAGATATTAGACAAGGACTTAAACTTGCTATCAGTACTTTCCATCTTAGAGCATTATATAATGGTCAAGCTAAGGAATTGCTTAGTAATGAAGATATGAAACCTTTTGTTTCTCAGACAATTATTGCCGGTTTAAATGAATGGTCTAAATCTCATTCTTCGGAACTTCAGAAACTTTGTAAATATTTCAAAGAAGTTATCGAGATGAGAAATAAACAAGACAAAGATAAAATTAAACTGTCTTCGATGTTCGAAGCGTCGCCGTTTTCGGGTCTTCCAGAAAAATATCTGAGACCGAATAGTAAGCACGATAACGAACTCATAATTGTTGAGGGTGATTCTGCGTATGGTTCAGCAAGAAACGTAAGAGATCAGGCACATCAAGGTATTCTTCCTTCAAGAGGTAAAATTCCAAATGCATTTGAAAAGTCAAAAGCAGAGATTTTGAAAAATGACGAACTCTCTGGTGTATTGACTATCATGGGAGCTGGATATGGTAAGAACTTTAACTTATCTAAATGCAAGATATCTAGAGTAATTATCATGGCAGATGCCGATCCAGATGGTGCACATATTAGAACTCTATGGTTGAGATTCTTTATGTTATATTGTGCACCTTTTGTAGAAGCTGGAAGATTATTTGCAGCTCTACCGCCTCTATTTGCAATTCCTAAGGGTAACAATGATTACAAATATTTCTCTAATATGCTTGACTTTGTTAAGTATGTACAGAGTGAATTTAGTAAACAGTATAAGATTAAATCTGTTAGTGGAAAAGAACTTAAACCTGCTGAAATTACAAGAATCCTATATAACAATGAAGATTATATTAGTGAGCTTAACAAAGTATCGTTTAATCACGCAATTGATCCGAAGTTGTTAGAACATATTCTTGTCAATAGAAAATTACCGTTTAATAAGTTTAAATCCATTATCAAGAAACTGTACAGATTTATCGAAGTTACTCAAGTAAATGGTATGATCATAATTGAAGGTGTAGCTAATGACAAATATCATAAAGTATTCTTTAATGATATGCTTATCAAAGAATGTAAAGAAGTAATCTCATTCATTGATAGTTCTGATTCAGAATATATTGTTAACGATACTAGAATGACATTGTATGATCTTATGACAATCTTTGAGAGTTTCAAACCTGCTAGATTGAAGAGATTTAAGGGACTTGGTGAAATGAATCCAGTTATGCTTGCTGAGTCTACTCTAAAACCTGATGGTGATAGAAAACTTGTAAGATATACAGTCGAAGATATTGAGAAGGAGTTACAAGAAATGAGATATATCAATTCTAACAAAGATCTTTTGCTTAAAGAATAAGTTAGAAAAGATATTCCAAACTAGTAGACAACGGGTTTCATCAGCCCGTTGTTTTTTACTAATGACCTAACTAATATGTAAAGATTTAACAAAATAAATCTAAAATCTTAAAATTCTATTCAAAGGAGAAATTAAAAATGGCTAATTTTAAAAACAACAACAAAGGTGACAACAAGTTCAAGAAGGCAAAGCCGAAGTTTACTAAGATCAAGGTTGAGATCGCTGATTCTGATTTCTATGCTGGAAACATCGATTCTCTATACAATCTTCTCTGTTCTATTTCCTTCGACAAGGTTGCTATCCCTGTAAACATGAGCAAGGCAGAACTGTTTGACAACGACCAGCTCAAGGGTTATGCACAGTTCGGTACAATCATTAAGTTCAACACTGATAACACCTTTACAGTTTCTGTTCAAGAATCCTATGCAGGTAAATTCAATGCTGATAAGCATGTAATGGGTATTCGTTGTCATAAGGACTATGAAACTGGCGAAATCACATATGTAAATTCCTTCTCTATCGTTAAGGGCAAGTCTGTTAAGGAAAACTATGCAGACCTCGAAAAGGATATGATGGATGAAGTTACAGATTCCGAAGACTATGCTAAGGCAGAAGTTTCTGAATAATAGATACATGAGATAATCTCCAATCCTCTCTACGGGCAAGTCTCGTAGAGAGGAAATTTTGATATGTCTATATATTATAAAAATGATTAAGCAACAACAGCTTAATAAATAAAATAATTGGAGGTATTTATATGCCACAAACTATCGTAGACACAAAAGCTAATGAACAGTATACCAAAGACTATAAAGAGTATGCTCTATATGTAGAAAGACATAGAACTACTCCTGAACTTAGAGATGGTTTAAAGCCTGTTCAAAGAAGAATCTTGTATACAGCAAGATTTGTATCTAATGCACTAGATAATAGAAAATGTGCAGACATTGTAGGTTCTACAATGGGTGGTTATCACCCTCATGGTGACTCTAGTATTTATGGAGCACTGTGTACAATGACAAATTGGTTTCAAACAAAGATTCCGTTGTTTGAAGGACAAGGTAACTTTGGTAACACGTATCAAAACGTTCCTGCATCTTATCGTTATACTGAAGTAAAGTTAAGTAAGTTTGCTCAGGAATGTATTCTTGATGAGTTGGTATCATTTAAAGAAGTTGTAGATTGGGGAAGGAATTATGATGAATCTAAACCTGAACCTAATTTTCTACCTTGTAAAGTACCACTGTTATTGATTAACGGTTGTACAGGTATTAGTGTTGGTGATAAAGTAGATATCCCATCACATAATATCAATGAAGTAATAGATGCTACTATTACTTTGATTCAAAATCCAAAAGCAAAGATTGCATTAGTTCCAGATCATTGTCAAGCATGTGAAATCGTAGATACTGACTGGGCCGATATTAGTGCTAAAGGATATGGTAATTATAAAGTAAGAAGTGTAATTGATATTGAACCTTATAAAGGTGATAATAACAAATATAGGGATTGTCAAACACTTGTTATTAAGTCTTGTCCTAATCAAACGTTTCTAGAAACTGCAATTCTTAAGTTAACAGAAATGGTTAAAAAGAACAAGATTATTGGTATCATTGATATGGAAGAACAATCTTTTATTGAGAAAGACAGAACTGGTAAAAAGCATAAGTCTGATCTTGATCATATGAGATTTGTAATTGTTCTTAAACCTGGTACGGATCCAAATTATATTCGTAATGAAATTTATAAGAATACTAATCTTCTCCAGACGGCAAGAGTTAATCTTAAAGTTATGGATACTGGAGATAGAGCGTATCCTGTAAAGAGATTATCTTATACTGGGTATCTAAAAGCTTGGATTGAGTTTAGAAAGCTTACCAAGTTAAGATACTTTGATAATCGTATTCAGAAGCTTATGACAAGAAAGCATGTTATCAGTATGTATATTATGGCAATTGAGAGAGGTATTTCTGACGACATTATCAATATGATTAAAAGTAATAAATCTACAGATGATAATGTATTGATTGAAATGCTGATCAAGAAATGTAAGATTACTGATATTCAAGCTAAGTTCTTTATCAATTGTGAACTGAAGAAACTTTCAAAGGGATATTATAATATCTTTAAACAAGAAGAAGTTAAATTGAATCAAGATATTAAAGCTTGTACAGATGTCATTGTTACAGATGGTGCTATCGAGCAGAATATTATCAATGAGCTTCTTGAAATTAAAGCAAAATATGGTATGCCTAGAAAATGCAAACTCATTTCAGAATCTGAAGTTAATGGTGTAGCAGCTGGAACATTTAAAGTTGTTATTACTGAAAATAACTTCATTAAAAAGATTGGAGTAAATGATCCTATTACTAAACCTAAGAATGATAATGTAAAATTTGTTGTAGCTGGTGATAACAGCAGAAACATTTTGTTGTTTGATGAGTTTGGTAAAGTTTATAACATTCCAATTGCTAAAATTCCATTTGCAGATAAAAACTCAAGTGGTATTGATATTCGATTGATTAATAAGTATATTAATTCTCAAATCACATCTGTAGTATATGATGTAGTAATGGAGCAATATAGTAAAGGATTTGTTGTTACCCTTACAAAGGATGGATTTATTAAGAGAATGACAACTACTGATTTTCTTAATGTTCCCACTAGTGGTCTTGTGTATTGTAAGCTTGATGGTAATGATAAAATTATCGATATGCTTATGTTTAACAATAATGCAGAGATCGTAGTATATGGTAGTAAGAAAGCTTTGAGAATCGATATTAATGAGATTCCTATTCTTAAACGAAATTCAAGAGGCTGTATCTCAATGTCTAGTAAAACAACTAACGTTGAAGGTATGTCTGTTATTTGTAAGGGATTTAAGGATATTGTAGTAGTTACTAAGAATGGTTATGTTAACAGAATTATTCCAGATTGTGTACAAAAGGGAAGAAGTAAAGCTGGTAGTAATGTGATTAAACTTAGTAAGACAGACAACATCGTAGCTATGTGCGGTGTAAATCAAAATGAAATTCTAGAGGCAACTATTGCACCTACTGGAGAAATTATTGAAATTCCTGTATCTAGTATTCCGTCTGGTACAAGTATTAGTACTGGAATTAAAATGATTAAAGGTGGAGAAGTTGTAAAAATGAGAGTAAAGAAGGTTTAATTAATATGATTATTAACTCGTGTAAAGAATACAAGAAATTAGATCCAAGTATTCGTAAAGCAGTTGATAAGTGTATTAGTAAACTAGAAAATCGTTATAAGTATTATCAAGAACAAAATATTGCCATCTCCAATGTATTTGGAGATGGTAATATTATTCATGATATTGTAGATGACGGTTTCTACGTTTATAAATCACAATTCAACAAAATTCAAGTTAGATTACTATATAAGGTAGATAGTAATAATAAAATCAATGTAGTTTATTTCTATGTAAAGAATGGAAATAATCTTGTTAACATTAAAAGTAACAAGTCTAATCCTCATAGACAAACTAAGTATTTGCAGTTATTCAAAAATTATGTAGAGTTGTACAAACGAAAGGAGAATGAATTTACATGCTATCAACCAAAGAATCAAAAGCTATCGTTAATTTCTTCATGACAAAAAAGAATATGAGTTATTTACTCAAAGGTAATAAGATAACTAATTTTGATGAGGTTAGAAATAATCTTTTCAAAAGTATTTCTAATAATAATAATGGAATGATATTTATCTATGAACCTAGAGTGAGTGATCCTAATCATCCTAATAATAGGGTTAACTTTAGAGAAGGCAATATGCAAATATGTCATAATTCCGAATATCCAGATGATGGTGATAATATTGTTGCTAAAGTACTTAGGTATATTAGAGATGAAGAAAATGGAGAAGACTCATTAGAGATTGAAGTTATTAATTCTTTATATTATTCTAAGCTAGATCAACCAGTAATTAAAATGAATGGTTACTATGAACTAGAAAATGGAGAATTTAAGATTAAAGAAATTTCTAGATTGACGTTAGCAAATAGAAATTGCTAACATGTATTTCTTTAGCGTCATGCTGGAAAATTTTGACAGGTGGTTAATACCACCTGTTATTTTTTATAACCACACTAACTTATAAGTAAATATGAATGATGGGATATAGCCAAGTGGTAAGGCAACGGACTTTGACTCCG